AGAGACGGAGCAGGTAGACCTAAAGGTTCATTAGGAGAAAAAACTAAAGCTGTTCAAGCAAAGTTAGATCAATTAGGTTGTGACCCAATAGAAGCATTAGCAAATATTTCTATGGATAGTAGCAATACACCTGAGTTAAGATTTCAAGCAAATAAAGAATTAGCACAATATGTTGCACCTAAACGAAGAGCAGTAGAAATGGATGCTTTAGTAGATGGTGGATTAAATGTTAACGTGGTGCAATTCGCTAAACAAGATGAAGAAGATAAAGATAGTGCACAACAACTATCTTACGAAAACAAAACTTAAGTATGGAAATTACGGTCCCAAATGATTGGCGACCGCGTGCTTACCAAAAAGGCCTTTGGAACTTTTTAGAAAAAGGTGGTAAACGTGCAGTTGCCGTATGGCACAGGAGAGCAGGTAAAGACTTACTATCAGTTAACTGGTGTGTCACAGCTGCCTTAAAAAGAAAAGGTTTATATTGGCACTTATTACCTACATATAACCAAGGGAGAAAAATTGTATGGGATGGCATGACAAAAACAGGAAGAGGTTTTCTAGATCACTTCCCCAAAGAACTTTGGTCTTCAATCAACAACACGGATATGCGACTTGAACTTAAGAATGGTTCCATTTACCAGGTTGTTGGAACAGATAACGTTGACCGCTTGGTGGGATCAAACCCCGTTGGAGTTATCTTCTCAGAATACAGTCTTCAGGATCCACGGGCCTGGGATCTCGTTCGTCCCATCTTGGCTGAGAATGGAGGATGGGCGGTTTTTATTTATACCGCGAGAGGTCGAAATCACGGATATGACATGTTTAACATGGCTAATGGAAACAAACGATGGTTTTGTGAACGATTAACTGTAGATGATACAGCAGCAGTTCCTCCAGAAGCTATAGAAGATGAACGTTCAGCAGGTATGCCTGATGAATTAATCCAGCAAGAATTTTATTGTAGTTTTGACGCACCATTAGTTGGTTCATATTATGGTAGCTTAATGGCTAAAGCTTTAGCTGAGGATCGAATAAAAGAAGTTCCTTATGAACCTAGATTAGAAGTTCATACAGCGTGGGACTTAGGTATGGGTGATTCTACAGCTATTATTTTCTTTCAACAATTTGGTAAAGAATACAGGCTCATAGACTATTATGAGAATCAAGGAGAAGGAATCCCTCATTATGTTAAAGTTTTAAGAGATAAAGATTATGTATATGGAAAGCATATAGCTCCTCACGATATTAAAGTTAGAGAAATGGGGACAGGTAAATCAAGATTTGAAGTATCCAGAGACTTAGGATTACGATTTCATGTTTGTCCGCACATACTTATTGAAGATGGAATAGAAGCTGCAAGAACGATACTTTCTAGGTGTTATTTCGATTCAAAAAAGTGTAATATACTGGTTGAGGCTTTGCGGCAATACCGGAAAGATTACGATGAAAAGCGTAAAGTGTATAGGGATAAACCTTTACACGACTGGACTAGTCATGCCGCAGATGCATTTAGGTACCTTGCATTGGGAACAAGGGATTTAACAATTAATAAGCAACAGCTCCCAACTTTTGCTGACAACGAATATAGTGTATTAGGAGGGTAAATGGGAGGCATTTTTAGAAGACCAAGTCCACCACCACCTCCTCCGCCACCTCCAGCACCGGCTCCAACGCCAGATGCAGGATTGGATGCGAGGAAAAAGGAAAAACAAAGATATAGTAGAAGAAAAACTATATTGACAAGTGGACAAGGTATTGAAGAAGAAGCTGAAATAGCTAAAAAAACTTTGTTAGGACAATAGTAAATGAATGGTGATTTAGTAACTAAAATTATTTCTAAACAGGAGTCTTTAAAATCATTTAGAACTCCGTGGGAAAACCTATGGCAGGATTGTGCAGAATATGTTAATCCTAACAGAGGAGACTTTTCTACAATTCGTTATAGAGGTAATACAAATAGATACGAAAAAATATTTGATACAACAGCTCCATTAGCTAACGAAAATTTAGCCTCAGGTCTTCACAGCTTTTTAACTTCACCTTCTCAAAGATGGTTTGTATTAAAAACTTTTGATGATCATTTAAACAGAGAATTAGAGATTAAAACATGGCTAGATACAGTCACTAATATCTTATATGATAGAGTTTTTAATATTCCAGAAACAAATTTCAATTCCCAAGCACATGAATTATATTTAGATTTAGGTTCATTTGGTACAGGTGTTATGATGGTTCAAGATAAAGCCGGAGCTCCTATATCATTTAGAACTTATCACTTAGCTGATTGTTTTATACAAGAAAATGATGCAGGTGTAGTTGATACATTATATAGAAAATATAAAAGAACAGGACGACAACTTATAGAAAGATTTGGAGAAGCAGTTCCTGAAAATGTAGTTAGAATTGCAGAAAAAGATCCTTATAGAGAATTTGATGTTATACATGCAGTTGAGCCTTCTGAAACTTATGGCATGCCTCTTAAAAAGAAAACAGAGAAGAACTATAAATCTTGTTATGTTTTAATTGAAGAGAAAGCTCTTTTAGAAGAAGGCGGTTTTGATGAATTTCCATATATGGTTCCTCGTTGGCAAAAAGTTGCTGGTGAGATTTATGGACGTTCTCCATCAATGACTTGTTTACCAGATGTTAAAATGGTAAATCAAATGATGAAGACAATTATTAAAGCTGCACAAAAAATTACCGACCCTCCCTTACTTGTGCCTGACGATGGGTTTATATTACCTGTAAGAACTGTTCCTGGTGGATTAAATTTCTATCGTTCAGGTACACAAGATAAAATAGAACCATTAGTAACAAATGCTAGATTAGACTTAGGATTAGATGTAGTTCAAAATAGACGTGAACATATACTACAAGCATTCCACGTTGATTGGATGCAACTACCAGACGGTAAAAATCAAAAGAATGGAAATATGACTGCTACTGAAGTTGTAGCAAGACAAGAAGAGAAAATGAGACTTATGGGTCCAATGGTTGGAAGATTACAAGTTGAATTTTTAGGTCCTCTTATTGATAGAGTATTTAGAATTTTATCTAGAAGACAATTAGTTCCAAAAGCTCCACGTCAATTAGAAGGTATGGAAATGAAAATTGAATATGTATCTCCTATTGCTAAAGCTCAAAAATCAAATCAAATGTTTACAATTACTAGACTATTTGAAGGCATGGCGCCATTATTGCAACTGAAACCTGAGTTATTAGATAATATGAATGTGGATGAAACATTTAGATACTTCCACCATTTATTAGATGCGCCACCTCAGATATTAAATGAACAAGAACAGGTTGACCAAGAGAGACAAGCTAGACAAGAACAACAACAACAAATGATGGAAGCCGAACAAGCTAAAGTTGAAAGTGAAGCAGGGAAAAATGTTGCTGATGCAAATTTAATGCAGAGAGAGGCAAGTAAAGTTGGCTAAGGATAAAAAATTAGGATTAGAAAAATTACATGAGCACTATAAATCAGTGTTTAATTCAAAAGATGGTGAAATAGTTTTAGATCATCTTTGTAAAACAGGATTCGTTTTGGATACAACGCATGTACCAGGCGATTCACACGAAACAGCTCACCGTGAAGGAATGAGACGTATCGTTGTGTCAATACTCAAGTTTCTAGGAAAGAAACCTGAGGACTTTAAAAACATGATCAACCAGGAGGCAATAAATGAGTGATCAAGAACAAACTGGGTCCGTATTAACGGGTAGCTCGGACGCTTCAACTACAGATGCAAAGGCACCTGCAGATTGGAGATCTGGGCTTCCTGAAGACGTACGTAATGACCCTTCACTATCCGACATCAAAGATGTTGGCAGTATGGCTAAAAGTTATATAAATGGCCAAAAACTAATTGGTAAAAATAGAATTGCTTTACCAGCAGAAGGAGCCACTGACGAAGAAATGAGTATGTTTCATAGTCAATTAGGCAGACCTGAAAAAGCAGATGGTTACCAATTTGGAGAAAGACCTTCCCTTCCTGAAGGGATGCAGTATGATGAGGCTTTTGAAAGTAATTTCAGAGATTTATCTTATAAAGCAGGTTTAACTCCTAATCAAGCTAAATCTATATATGATGGTTACCATGATTATATAAGTAAGAAAACTGAACTCGAAGGGGAGAGTATTGGTCAGCAATCAGCTGAATGGGTTAATTCTCTTAAAAAAGAGTTTGGAAAAGCTTACGATGAACGAATCGATCTAGCTCAAAGAGCAGTTGATTCCTATGGAGATGGAACTCTTAAACAATGGTTAACAGATTCGGGTAATGGAAACAATCCGATGTTTGTAAAACTATTTGCTAAGATTGGAGAAGGTATAGCAGAGGGCAAAACAGACGCAGCTCAAGCTAGATCTTTTACTATGACTCCAGACCAAGCACAACAAGAAATTGCTAGGTATAATAGTGATAAAACTTTTATGACGGCGTATACATCGGGAGATCATACAGGGCATAAAGAAGCTGTTACAAGAATGGACAGCTTATATAAATTAGCATACCCTGATGAAACACCAGGTACAACGTTATAAAAAAAGATTGTACGAATTTACTTACTAGTTATATAGTAGGTAATGATGGGTAGCCGCAAGGTCCATCCGTCGACCGTACCCACAGACGTAAACAAGGGAGAAAATGTCTAAGGTTATACTTGGGTAGCGTTTTCGATTAATAAGAAAATGACACAATGGAGGCAATAGTATGTCAACACAAATAACAACTGCTTTTGTCAACCAGTACAGAGCTAACGTTGAGCACCTTTTACAACAAAAGGGTTCGAAACTTAGACCTTTCGTACGGGTTGAATCACAAAAAGCAGAGTTTGAATACTATGATCGTATAGGATCTGTTGATGCGGTAGAAGTTACATCTAGACATTCTGACACCCCTCTAATCTCAACTCCTCATGATAGAAGACAAGTATCATTGAGAGATTTTGATTGGGCGGATATGGTGGATAGAACTGATAGAATAAGACTTCTTATCGACCCAGCATCTCCTTATGCGCAAAACGCCGCTTGGGCACTGGGCAGAAAAATGGATGACATCATCCTGGAATCTGCTTTTGGAACTGCAAAAACTGGTAAGACTGGAAGTGGAAGTCAAGCTATGGATGCAGCAAGCCAAATAGCTGTGAACTACGTTGAGTCTGGTGGGGCTGCAAATTCTGGCCTAACAATTGGTAAACTTAGAGAAGCTAAAAGATTATTGGACGCGAATGAAACTGATCCTTCAGATCCAAGATTCTGTATACTTACTTCTAAGCAAGTCAATGATTTGTTACAAACAACTGAAGTAACAAGCTCTGATTATAACGCAATCAAAGCTTTGGTACAAGGTGAAATTAACACTTTCATGGGCTTTAACTTTGTTAGAACTGAAAGAGTAGACACAGACACAAATAGTTACAGACGAGTAGTTGCTTATGCAAAGAGTGGTCTTCTTATGGCTGTTGGGGCAGATATCAATGTTGATATTGGGCCTAGACGTGACAAAAGAAACTCTACCCAAGTATATTGTTCAGCTTCTTTCGGGGCGACTCGAATGGAAGAGGGCAAAGTGTTAGAAATAAAATGCGACGAATCATAATAGGAGAATAAAATGGCTGTTACAACTCAAAAAAGTACAGAGTACACAAACGCTACTGCAACTCCTGTTACTTTAAATGAGGCAAATGTTTATCATGGAAGAGTAAGAATTGCTTACTTTACTCATGACCAAGACGGCGTAGGAGATGCAGGTTCATCTGTAGCTCTTTGCGCATTGCCTGCAGGAAAAGTAAAAGTGCTTCTTTCATCTTCAAATACTTATGTAAACTG